GAGATATCCCCGAAAACGTTAGCGTAAGTCATGACTAAGGTTGATCAGGTCATAATCGGTCAACTACCCGACAACATAGGCTCAGATCGGCTGCTATCGGTTTTACGGCCGTCATCAGCTGTCACTTATGGCAATCCGACGCCTAGAATTCACACTCAGCTCAATGATTTACCGTCTAGGGGCTTCGATCTCATAGATTTAGCAGCTGATATCGTTCCGGGCGGCTTAATGCCATGGCAAAAGTTTGCACTAGAGCATACGCACAAATACAAACCCGACGGTCGCTGGGCTACTCCGACTAATTGCATAGTCGTAGCGCGTCAAAATGGTAAGTCGTTTCTCCAACAAATACGAATCTTAGGCGGCTTATTCTTATGGGACGAACCGTTACAGATCGGCTCAGCTCATAGATTAGCCACATCGCTAGAACAATTTCGACAGCTGGTCAACCTAATTGAGAGCTCGGAAATGTTATCTAAGCGCGTTCAGCGTATTCGGTGGAGTCATGGCTCAGAGGAAATCGAAGTCAAGGGTACGACCGGGCAAATTAACCGATTTATTGTAAAGGCTGGCGGTTCAGCTGCTCGAGGCGTTTCCGCACCGTCGGCAATCCATTTAGACGAGCTTCGAGAGATGAAAGATTTAGAATCTTACGCCTCTTTGAGATATACGCTTATGGCTGCCAAGAATCCTATGATTATGAGCTACACGAACGCGGGCGATTCTCACTCGGTCGTATTAAATGCGTTTCGGGAGCGCGGGCTTGCCGCAGCTGCTGGAGCGGACGACGACATCGGTTATTTTGAGTGGAGCGCACCGACCGACGATATACAACTGGAATCTAATTGGCTCGCAGCTAACCCGGCAATCGGTCACACGATTAACATCGACAACATACAGGCGGTCTTAAATGATCCGCCCGAGGTCGTACAAACCGAAGTCTTATGCCGATGGGTACAGACTATTTCCAGCATTATTGGAGCCAACGAGTGGAATAATTGCCACGATGAAAGCGTCGATCTTGATCCTGAGAAGCTGACTTGGCTCGCGCTGGATATTTCACCGGATCGAAAATTCTGCGCGTTAGTCGGAGCTCAGAAATTAGGAGACGAACGTTTCGTCGTGAAGCTACTCCACACTTGGGAGAATTCCGTCCAGCTTGACGATCGAGAGATCGCTAATGAAGCGGCTAAGTATTGCCGAAAGTATCCGCTCGAGTATTTGCTTTACTCGAGGCGAACTAGTGGCGCGGTTGCCGCCAGATTCCAGCCCGCCGGTATTCCTATCTTTGACATGGACTCGGTTTATCCGCAAAGCTGCGATGAGCTACTGGGTGCGATCAACTCGGGTCGATTGCGACATCGAGGGCAAAGCGATTTAACTAAGCAAATCTTGTCGGCTGTGCAATTAAAGCGTGGCGATGGCGGCTGGGTTATTGGACGTCGAGCTTCGCAAGCTGCGGTTTGCGCTGCGGTAGCGACGGCGCTAGTTACACACTTCGCGACACGCCCAGAGATGGACTTCGATATTATGACGGGTTAGTGCTATACGGCTGAGAGAATTCGCGCATGGGTATTCGTGATCTGTTTGCGTCAAAGGTAGAAGCGGTAGCGCCGTTACAAGGTAACGACATTGAAGCTTCATATTTACCTGTCCCAACGACAGATTCGCTTTTTACCTTTAGCGGCGGCGTACTTACCGCGACGCGTGAAGAAGCTATGAGTATTCCTACGATCGCACGTGCTCGCGGGATTATCTGTTCGTCCATCGCTTCGATCGGATTACAACTCCGGGACAATACGACGGGGCTCGAAGTGCCAGCGCCCCGCGTTATTCGTGATCCCGATCCACGCGTCACCGGTAGCACGACTTACGTCTGGACAGCTGAGGATTTACTATTTTACGGTTTCGCATATTGGCAAATTACAGAATTATTTGCTGATACGCAGCGCGTTCGTTCCGTACAAAGAATCGCACCGACTCGCGTCGGATATTTTTTAAACAATAACGGAACAGAGATCGACCATTACACAATCGACGGAAAACAAATTCCCGATTCTGGCGTGGGTTCAATGGTCGTTTTCTATGGCAACGACGAAGGATTATTAAATCGTGCGGGTCGTACAATTCGCACCGGAGCGGAACTAGAGCGAGCAGCTGCGAACTATGCGCGTGAGCCGATTCCGTCGATGGTATTAAAATCAAACGGAACAGCGCTACCAGCTGATCGAATTGCGAAACTGCTCGAGTCATGGGGCGTTTCACGTCGTAATCGTTCGACCGCGTTTTTAAATGCTGACGTAGAACTTCAAACAGTCGGCTTCGATCCTGAGAAGTTACAGTTATCAAGTGCGCGTTCGTACATCGCGACAGAATTAGCTCGAGCTATTGGTATTCCGGCGTTTTACGTTGACGCCGAAACAGGATCAAGCATGACTTACTCAAACGCAAACGTTACTCGTAAAACTTTGCTTGATTTCTCTTTGATTCCGCTAATGACTTCAATTTCCGAACGGCTATCTATGCCCGACTTCGTTCCAAGTTCGCAATCCGTACATTTCCGTTTAGAGGATTACTTACGCGGCAGCGAAGCCGAGCGCGTCGGAATTTACAAAACTTTATTTGACATCGGCGCGATTAGCGTCGAGGAAATCCGACAAGCTGAGGACATGATTAAATGAAACTAAATATGCCGCTAACAATTACATCAGCCGATAGCGAATCTCGCACTATTACCGGACGCGTCGTAACGTGGAACGAAACAGGATCAACGTCCGCTGGACTTACGACGTTTAAGCCAGAATCTATTGCGACTAAAAATGTAAAATTATTACTAGAACACGATCGCACTCGACCAATCGGCAAGGTTCTATCTATGACCGCAACCGAACAAGGAATCGACGCGACATTTAAGATCGCGGAAACAACAGCCGGCAACGACGCATTAGTAGAAGCTGCGACGGGTTTGCGCGATGGATTTAGTGTCGGCGTTAAAGTTAACGCACACGATTTCGTCGATGGCGTGTTAGTGGTCGCAAAAGGTTCGCTCGATGAGGTCAGCCTTGTCAGCGAGCCAGCCATCGACAGCGCTCGCGTTTCTAGCGTAGCTGCGAGTCAAGACGGCAGCGACGATGAGGACGACGAGGACAAAGAGGAAATGAAAGCAACAGATGAGAATTCTGATTCCGTAGATGAGGAAACAGAGGAAACAAATCCAACAACAGAAGGAGACGAAGTGTCAGACACTACCGAAACCGTCGCAACTGCCGAAACGGTAGAAGCGTCGAAGCACGTTCCAATGGCGTACACAGCGCCACGTTCACCTATTGTCGATAAGGTTTCTTATTTACAGTATTCACTCAAAGCGTCAGTTCTACACGACGAGGACGCTCGCCAATATGTGAAAGCCGCCGATAATACGACTTCCACTGCTCCAGGCATGGTGCCCACCCCTCAGAGCCGCACAGTTATCAACGCGTTAGCAAATGCTGATCGCGGCATGATCGACGCGCTATCTCGCGAAGCTCTTAGCGCAACAGGTATGAGTTTTGAGCTGCCAAAAGTTACAGCTGTGCCAACCGTTACAAACATCGCTGAAAATGGCGCGATCACAGAATCAAATCTAAGCGCAACTTACATCTCAGTCCCAGTTAACTCATTTAAGGGTCGCGCAATTTCAACGATCGAACTTATCGACCGCTCAGACCCAAGTTACCTAACAGCATTACTCCAGAATTTGGAATTTGCTTACGCTAAAGTCACAGACGAGTTCGCTGTCGGAACTATTGCCGCAGCTGGTCAACAGACAGGCGTTAACGCTAATACAGCTACCGGATTCTTAGGTTATACATCACAAGCCGCGGGCGCTGTTTATTCATCGTCACTTGGCTTTGCTCGTAACCTAGTAGTTAGCCCGGGACAATGGACTAACATCATGGGTTACAACGACAATGGCGCCCCGCTGTATAACGCAGCTCAGCCATCAAACGCGGCTGGAAACGTCCGCGGCGATTCACTTCGCGGCGTAGTTTCACCGGGTCTGAATCTATTCGTTTCACGTTCAATCGGTAACGCTGGACCAACAACATCAGCTGGCGACTTCTCAATGGTGGTCGTCAATCCTGACGCATGGACATGGTACGAATCTCCACGCTTTGAGCTTCGCACCAATGTCAACTCAGACGGAACCATCGATATTCTTTACTATGGTTACGCCGCAATCGCTCCAAAGATTCCTTTCGGCGCTTGCTGGAACCAGACCTGAGATAACTAAATAATCATCGGTCGTTTCGCTCCCGAGGCGACCGAGCAGAATCGAGAGAGGAACGCTAATGCCACAAATAGTTACAGCGCAAGAACTTCGCGACGTGCTAGGTGTTAGCGTTTCTCTTTACTCAAACGCTTATTTAGAATCAATGATCGAAAGCGCCGAGGGCGCGATTTTGCCATTACTAACGGGCTATCAATCAGCCGTTACAGGTATCGAAGTCAAAGATTCAATGGCGTTTTACACTACTCAACGCATTAACTATTTCGTTCCCGGTCAAACTGTCGAGATTACAGGTTGCGGAGCTGCGTTTGATTTAACTGTCACAGTTAACGATCACAGAATTGCGCCATACATATTTACAACCGCAACAGCTGCACCGGATCAAATTTTTACGCCAATTATTCCAGCGGGCTTAGCTTGTTTAGATGGCTCAACAGCTGGCGATCTTTACTCAGGCGTTCAACCTGTCAAGTCCGCAATCCTTGTCGTATCGGTCGAGGTATTTCAATCGATCACAGCTCCGGGCAATACTTCGGCGCAAGTGGACTTTCAGCCTAGCCCGTTCGTTTTAGGTAGGTCATTACAGAATCGCGTAATTGGTTTACTAGCTCCGTTCGTTGACGTAGAAACTATGTGTCAATAAATGCCAACATCAATTCAGGCTGACGTTCGCGCGCCGCTGGCGACCGCTCTCGCTGGCGTAACCGCGTCGGTCTATGAGTCAGTTCCAGAGGCAATAATTCCGCCAGCGACAATTATTGTCCCGGGAACGCCGTATCTTGAAACGACGCTAATTAGCAGCGCGATTCAGCTTAAAGTCAATTTTACAATCTCAGCCGCCGTCGCGTATAACAACAACGCGGGCGCTCTCGATAATCTCGAGAAGCTAGTCATACAGATTCTCGCGGCTATTCCGTCGGGATATATTGTCGGCGACGTATCGCGTCCGTCGATCGTTGCGTTAGGTTCGAGTAATTTA